AAACAATGCGAAAAACTTCGCTTCGACCGTCTCACTTTCGTCAGATGCTAAACATAAAGTCATCATCATTGACGAGGCAGATAACACAGGGAACGACGTTCAACTCCTCCTTAGGGCGTTTATTGAGGAGTTTGCTGGTAATTGCCGATTCATCTTTACCTGTAACTACAAGAACAAGATTATCGAACCCCTTCACTCCCGATGTGCCGTCATCGAATTTGCCATCAAAGGGAAGGAAAAGGTCCAGTTGGCGGGACTCTTCTTCAAGCGTCTACAAAACATCTTGGATGCTGAGAGCGTCCGATATGATCCGAAAGTCCTTGCAGAACTTATCAACAAACACTTCCCAGATTTCCGAAGAGTCACCAACGAATGTCAGCGATATTCCGTTGGAGGAGAAATAGACTCTGGAATTCTTGCGTCCTTCTCTGACATTTCCGTAAATGAACTTAACAAGTTTCTAAAGGAAAAGAACTTCCCCGAGGTTCGTAAGTGGGTGGTTTCTAATCTGGATAATGACATTAATCTTATTTTGCGTCGTATCTATGATTCTTTGTATGAGGTTCTTGATGGACCTTCTATTGCCGCTGCGGTCTTGATTGTGGCAAAGTATCAGTATCAATCTGCTTTTGTTGCCGACCAAGAGATTAATCTTCTTGCCTGTTTGACGGAAATTATGTGTGAGTGTAGTTTCAAATGAAGGTGCCATCTAAATCTGAACTCATTCATTATAAGATTCAAGCAGCAATGAGGGAGAATATATTTGCAGAAGATCAAATGAAATATCTTGGCGAACGTGTCGGACATCATTGGTATCTTATTGATGGGCAACATGAAGTATCTGCAGACCAATTTGAAGAGTTTGAATTAACTGAGGATCTGGAATGAACCTATATAAAATCTCATATAAAGACCTGAAAGAAAATCCAGTCAAGACAACTCCTGAGAATGTGAAAGAAGCGAACGAAGGTCTCTTTCGTGCTAAAATGACCCTTCCTGCTGCCGCAAAACATTGTGGTATGACTCATAAGGAAATGAAACTTACCTTCTGGGAATATTTGAAGTATAACCAACCTGATTATGAAATCTCTTAAGACCCCTTGCCGCTACCCCGGCGGTAAGTCCCGTGCTTGTGTTAAAATGGACCCCTATTTCCCAGACCTCCGAAATTATGATGAGTTTCGGGAACCATTTCTTGGTGGTGGTTCTGTGGCAATTCATATTACTAAAAAATATCCATACCTCAAGATTTGGGTGAATGACCTTTATTCCCCTCTGGTAATTTTCTGGCAGCAACTCCAGATGTTTGGGACAGAACTGAAGGACCATCTTTTACATTTTAAGAGTGCCTGTCCTGACCCCGATTCTGCAAGGGGACTGTTTGACATCTCTAAAACTATTCTGAACGATCCTAATACTGGAGATTTTGAGCGAGCAGTTAGATTTTATATTGTCAATAAGTGCTCTTTTAGTGGTTTGACCGCAAGTTCTTCTTTTTCTCCTCAGGCATCTAACAATAATTTCAGCATTAGGGGAATTGAAAAGTTGCCAGAGTATTCTAAACTGATTGAGAACTGGCGTATAACTAATTACTCCTACGACTATCTGATGGATGGAGACAAGAGTTCCTTCATGTACCTTGACCCCCCATATGATATTAAGGACAATCTATATGGGCACAAGGGGTCTATGCATAAAGCATTTGACCATGATAAGTTTGCCGCAGATTGCGATTCTAATGATATGGACCAATTGGTGAGTTATAATTCAGACCAACTGGTAAAGGATAGATTCAAGAACTGGAACGCTGCCGAGTTTGATTTGACTTATACGATGCGTTCGGTCGGTGAATATATGAGAGACCAGAAACAACGTAAAGAACTGCTGCTTTTTAATTATGGAATTGAAGGACTGGTTGAACTCAATCAACCGAACAAAAAAGAATCTGATTGACGAAGACCCCTCACTTGAGAAGGGATATGCCCCGTATATCATTAATAAGTGCCTTTCAGCAGAAATTGATTGTATTATGTTTGTGAACGAATTGAATCAGTATCATTTTCTTCCCAAAAAAATGCAATATGACTTCTTTATAAATATTCTGAGAGTTAAAAGGAGATATTCTCCTTGGCTCCGTAAAGATACAATCAAAGATCTTGATATTGTCAAACGTTATTATGGATATAGTAATGAAAAGGCACAGCAGGCTTTGAGGATTCTAACAAAAGAACAACTAACATTTATTAAATCAAAATTTGAAACTGGAGGAACAAAATGAGTGTCGTTCAAGAACCCACTATACAATGGTCGCCTGATATGATGATAGAAGTCATTCTGAATGAACCAGATGATTTCTTAAAAGTTCGTGAAACTTTGACTCGTATTGGAGTTGCCTCAAGAAAAGAAAAGAAACTCTATCAAAGTTGCCATATTCTTCATAAGCAAGGTCGTTACTTTATTACGCATTTTAAGGAACTTTTTGCTCTGGATGGTAAACACGCAAATCTAACTGTAAATGATATTCAGCGTCGTAATCGTATCATTCAGTTAATTGCCGACTGGGGATTAGTAGAAGTAGTTGATGCCAGTAAGATTCAAGATATTGCCCCTCTAAATCAAATTAAAGTTCTTCCGCATAAGGAGAAGGGTGATTGGATTCTTGAGACTAAGTATAATATTGGTTCTAAGAGAAAAAAGGTTGAGGAAACCGAATAATAAAGTGGGGAGTTCAACACTCCCTTTTTTTATGTTTATCGTATAATTATATGTGGACGCCGAAAGGGTCTACAAAATACAAACTCGCTTAAAAAGGAGCTACCATAATGACTAACCTTACTAGGTATACTGCTGCAGATCTTCCTACCTTGATGGATAGGATTACACGCAATAGTATTGGGATGGACGAATATTTTGATCGTCTATTTAATCTTCACGAAACTACAAATAACTATCCACCCTACAATCTAATTCAGGTAAATAATGTAGAATCTCATTTAGAGATTGCACTTGCCGGATTTAAGAGAGGAGAAGTAAATGTCTTCACAGAGTATGGAAAACTTTTTGTCGAAGGGCAAAAATCAGATACTGAATCGGATAGAACGTTTATCCACAAGGGTCTGGCTCAACGAAATTTCAAGAGGGCATGGACTCTCTCCGACGACACAGAAGTCCGAGAAGTCATCTTTGAAGATGGATTACTTACCATTCGATTAGGTAAGATTGTTCCAGAACATCACAGTCGCAAAGATTATCTCTAAATAAAGAAAACGATAATTGGGCGATGAGAACTTTTCAACAATTTATGGAAAAGGTTGGAGATTTTGGAAATCCTCCTTTACCCACCAAAGAAAATTGTTATGGAAAAACCGTAAAATACGCTATGGCACCAAAAAAGAAAGTCTGCGCCCTTAATACTGATAGCGGTTCTGGTGGTTCTTCTGGTGATTCTGGTGGAGACTAAATACTTCTGAATATCGTCGCCGCAGGGAGGCAACTGGCAAAATCCAGTTGACGCCTCCCCATTTTTTTGCTATAATGAATTGAGAGGAAAATTAAAAATGTCTGTAAAAATTGCTCTATTAAAATCTGGAGAATCAGTAATTGCCGATATTAAGGAGTTGATTTCTGAGGATAAAGTGTGTGGATATTTGTTTACCAATCCGCATAAAATGAAAATCAGTAATTCAATCTTCTTAACAGAAGAACCCATAGAACCGGAAGATGGTACAGTAAGTGTAACATTTTCTTCCTGGATTCTTTTTACAAGTGACAATGAGATTCCAGTCCGCCCCGATTGGGTTGTGACAATTGTTGAACCCGTCAAGGCTATTAAAGAAATGTATGAGGAAAAAGTAAATGGAAAGCAATGTGAAGTGTCTTCTCTTGAAGGTTGATACTGTATTAATTACAGAAATCGTTGAGATTGGATCCGAACTTGGCGAACCTGATTGTAAGTTAATCAATCCATATCAATTTTTTAGTGTGGATGATATGAAACCTTGGCCTGAGGTTACTAATCAGACCGAATTAATGATTCATTCTGATAGTATTCTCACAATCGCAGAACCAACTCCCGAAATCATTAACAAGTATCTTGAATTAACTGCCTGATGAATTTTTATACAAACGTGCAAATGGTTGGGGACCACTTCTTGGTTCGTGGTTATGAAAATGGTAGACATTTTATGACCCGTGAGAAGTTCTCTCCGACTCTTTTTGTTCCGTCTAAAAAAACAACCAAATATACAACACTTCAGGGAGAATATGTAGAACCTATTCAACCCGGTTCTGTAAGGGATTGTATAGAGTTCATTAAGAAATATACTGATGTACAAAACTTTAAAATTTATGGAAATGATAAGTACATCTATCAATATATTTCTGACAAGTATCCGGAAAATGAAATTAAATTTGATATTGGTAAAATCAAACTGACTACAATTGACATTGAGGTTGCATCGGAAAATGGATTTCCTGATGTAGAAAGTGCCGCAGAAGAAGTATTGCTAATTACACTTCAGGACTACAATACAAAACAAATTCGCACCTGGGGTTTGGGTAAGTTTAATAATAACCAATCAAATGTTTCTTACCGAGGATTCTCCGATGAATATAGTCTTTTAAACGATTTTATTCACTGGTGGATGATGGAAGATAATACTCCAGAAGTTATTACTGGTTGGAACAGTGAACTTTATGATATTCCTTATCTCGTTCGTCGCCTAGACAGAGTTTTGGGTGAGAAATTGATGAAGCGTATGTCGCCTTGGGGTCTTGTAACTGAGGATGAGGTTTACATTTCAGGAAGAAAGCACATTTCTTATGACATTGGTGGTATTAGTCAATTAGATTACATTAAACTTTATAAGAAATTTACCTACAAAGCACAGGAATCTTATCGTCTAGATCATATTGCCAGTGTAGAACTTAATCAGAAAAAACTGGACCACTCCGAGTTTGATACATTCAAGGACTTTTATACCAAAGGTTGGCAAAAGTTTGTAGAATATAACATTATTGACGTGGAACTTGTTGACCGTTTGGAAGACAAGATGAAACTGATTGAACTTGCCTTGACTATGGCATATGATGGTAAGGTAAACTATGAGGATGTATTTTCTCAAGTAAGAATGTGGGATACAATTATCTACAATTATCTTAAAAAGCGGAATATTGTTATTCCTCCAAAGGAAAGGACTGATAAAGATTCTAAGTATGCAGGTGCTTATGTAAAAGAACCAATTCCTGGAAAGTATGATTGGGTTGTAAATTTTGACTTGAATAGTCTCTATCCACACTTGATTATGCAATTTAATGTAAGTCCAGAAACTCTTCTTGATGAGAGGCATCCAAGCGTGACTGTGGATAAGATTCTCAATCAGGAACTTACTTTTGAGATGTATAAGGATTATGCAGTCTGCCCTAATGGTGCGATGTATCGTAAGGACATTCGTGGATTTCTTCCGGAACTGATGGAGAAAATGTATAACGACCGAGTTATTTTCAAGAAGAAAATGATTGAGGCAAAGAAGGCATATGAGAAGAAAAAATCAAAAGAACTTGAGAAAGAAATTGCAAGATGTAACAACATCCAAATGGCAAAAAAGATTTCTCTTAACTCTGCTTATGGTGCTATCGGGAATCAGTATTTCCGTTATTTCAAATTAGCAAATGCCGAGGCAATTACTCTTTCTGGTCAAGTTGCCATTCGTTGGATTGAAGAAAAAATGAATTCATATCTAAATAAGGTTCTTAAAACTAAGGATGTTGATTATGTTATTGCTTCTGATACTGATTCCATTTATCTTAATATGGGTCCTTTGGTTGAAACTGTATACCGGGGAAGAGAGAAAACTACTGAAAGCGTTGTTTCGTTCCTTGATAAGATCTGTAAGGTGGAACTTGAAAAGTATATTGAAGGTTGCTACCAAGAACTGGCTGACTATGTGAATGCCTATGACCAAAAAATGCAAATGAAGCGGGAGAATATTGCCGACCGTGGAATCTGGACTGCCAAGAAGCGTTATATTCTGAATGTTTGGGATAGTGAAGGTGTGCGATATACCGAACCTAAACTTAAGATGATGGGTATTGAAGCGGTTAAATCTTCAACTCCTGCCCCTTGTCGTCAGATGATTAAGGATGCCCTAAAACTGATGATGAGTGGAACTGAGGATGAAGTGATTGACTTTATTGACAATTGCCGCCAAAAGTTTAAATCTCTCCCCCCAGAAGAGATTGCCTTTCCCAGAACTGCATCGGATGTTCGTAAGTATTATTCATCATCAAACATTTATGCATCCAAAACTCCGATTCATATTCGTGGTGCTCTTTTATTTAATCATTATATAAAAGAAAAAAAACTTACCAATAAATATTCACTTATTAATAATGGTGAAAAAGTCAAGTATATTTTCTTGAAAAAACCTAATATCATTCAAGAAAATGTTATTTCCTTTATCTCAGATTTTCCAAAGGAACTTAATCTTGACAAATATATTGATTATGAACTACAATTTGAGAAAAGTTTTCTAGATCCTCTTAAATCAATCTTAGATTCAATTGGATGGCAAGTGGAAAAAACAACTAGTTTGGAATCATTTTTTACCTAATGGAATTACCAATTAACGAAAAAGAACTGAATACTATTATTAGTGCTATGAGGTTGGGTGGAAACACTGCCCTCTATCAAAAACTTTGGACTTTTAAAATGAACTATTTTAATAAACAAAAAGAAAAGGAGAATAATTAATGGACTTCCTTAAAGATATTGTAAAAGAAATTGGTGGAGAATACACCCAACTG